TCCGCGTCCCGCCTCATGCTACAGAAGATGCCGGAGCTATGCGGCAAGCTGGGCATCACTATAGAGCAGCATTCGATATATCAGCAATCATCGGGAAGCTTCTTTAAGCCCCTATCGAGTGACGCAAAAGGCGTAGAAGGATTCTCGCCATGCCTTGCGGTAAACGATGAATTGCACGTTGCAAAGGACCGGGAGCTATTCGAGAATCTGCAAACTGCCTGTGAAAAGAGAGACAATTCCCTCTTTTGGATTATTACCACTGCCGGAAATAACCGGGCCGGGATATGTTTCGACCAGCATGAATACGTCGAAAAGCTGCTAAATGGCGTCTACGAAAATGAATCTTACTTTGGCATTATCTACTGCCCGGACGCCAAAGATGACCTGTTCTCAGAACTGGCCTGGAAGAAAGCAAATCCCTCATACGGTAACGCTGTCTCCCCAGAGACGATCTTCAATGCCGCGCACAAGGCAAAACAACACAAATCTTCCCAAGCGTCTTTTTTCACGAAACATTGCAACGTTTGGGTTAGCGTCTCTAACGCATGGATGGACATGCTCCGTTTTCAGCAATGCGCCGATCCTGACTTATCCATTGATAGTTTCAAATTCGCCCGGTGCGTGATTGGATTAGACCTAGCGTCATCTCTGGACCTGCTCGCCAAAGTTAATCTCTTCTGGAAGCAGATAAACGGCAAGCGCCATTACTATGCATTTGGAACCTATTGGACTAATGCCTTGCAAGCGGAAGCGTCAGACAATTCCTATAAAGCCTGGGCGGAAGATGGCCTGTTAAACGTCTGTGAGGGAAATTCCAACGATTATTCCCTAGTCGAAGATGCCATTAAACAAGATTGCAAGACGTTTCAAGTTCTGGAAGTCGCGCATGACCCTTGGAGCGCGGCAGAAATGACTAATCACCTCTCGAAAGAAGGCATAAAGATGGTTGCAATTCCCCAGAACGATAGAAGTCTTATTTCCCCGGCCATGAGGGAACTGGAAAGCGCCGTTTATGATGGGCGATTCCATTACACCGGGGACCCGATCTTAGCCTGGGCAATGAGTAACGTTATTGCTAAGGCAAACGGTACAGGCGAACTTCTGCCCAGCAAGTCAACAGGGAAAAATAAGATTGACCCTGTCTCTGCATTGCTTGACGCGATAATTCGAGTCACAGCCTTAAGCGTATCCGGGGAAGCGGAACAAAATAGACGGACAAAAATGCTTGTGTTTGAAGATGAACCCGAACTTATATGCGCCTAACAATCACTAATTTCGACAAGATTCCCGCGCCTGAAACGAATATTAAAGCAGCCCTGACACGTGAGACGGCCCCGGCACTTTTCACGGAAATACTTCATCGCACAACTCATTCTGGGGAACATGTAAATTTCCATAACGTCTCTAAGGTTCCCACCGCTCTCGGCGCTATAAACCTTTTAGCCAATGACATCTCTTCTCTGCCCTTGCGTCTCTTTGTAAGAACCAGCAAAGGGCCGCAATACGCAGTCAGTCATCCTTTATTCCGTATTCTGCATGACGCCTGGTCCAATGAAATGACCGCCAGAGAAGGAATGGAATACACGGTAAGGATGCTGATTACCACGGGAAATTACTTTAACCTCCTTAAAATTGGACCCAAGGGAATCAGTTCTATCATTCCACTGTTCGCGCCTAACATGTCTGGGCGGGAATTCTTAGATGATGCTGGGAATTCGTCAATAGTTTGGGATTATGTAGACCCGATTACGGGGAAGGTTTCCATTATCCCTGATTCCCTCATCTGGCGGGGTCATGTCAATGCTTCCCGTAGCCTAATGGGAGAATCCAGCTTAATGATATGCCGGGAGACTGTTGGAACTGCCCTAGCAGCGGCTAAAGCCTCAGCGCATCTGTTCAAACAAGGAACGATTACTGATGGGTATTTTTCTGCTGATCCTGGGATGGACTTGTCATCCGACGACTGGAAAGACCTAATTAAGACTTGGGCAAATGGAGCAAGCGGCGCATATCGTAAGCTTGTTCTGCCGCCGGGAATTAAGCTCAATAAAATTGATCTTCTTAATGCCGTTACCGCTCAATTCATCGAACGAATGCAGCATTCCGATCTTGAAATATGCCGGATTCTCAATATTCCGGCCTCTATTCTTGACGCATCTCTACACGCTTCAAAACCCTATGAAGCTACTGAGAGTCAGCGCCGCTGGTACGTGGACCATACGCTCCGCCCCTATCTTGTTCTTTTTGAGCAGTCCATAAATTTACGCTGTCTCTTGCCATCAGAGCGAGACAGATTTTATTCAGAATTCGACACAGATTCGTTCCTTGACGCCGATATGCAGGCGCGTTATGAGGGTTATCATCTGGCGCTTACGGACGGATGGATGAATAGGAATGAGGTCCGCGCCAAAGAGGGACTTTCCAAGGTTCCAGGCTTGGATAACTTTTTAATTGCAACGAATAACTATTCCGTGGTCAATCCCGATGGAACGGTTAGCGTCAACGCCCGTGCTGAAAAGATCGTTGAAGCTTCAATAGAAAGAATCGTCAGAAAAGAAAGCAAATCAGGAAAATATGACGCTGCTTTTGTTGCTGACGTTCTCTGTCTCCCCGTTGAAGCCTGTACGCAATATTGTGAGTCCCGCCGGATGGGAACATTGAACGATTCCCAAGCGAAAGAACATCTCTTAACTCTAATAAAAGAAGGACAAAACCATGATTCCGATGAATGCCAAGAATCCCTTGCGTAAGTTTGAAGCAAGCGCCGCCGATAACGTATTGACGTTCCTAGTCTATAGCGATATTGGCGCTGACTACTTCGGAGATGGCATTACTGCATCTAGTTTTGCCGATGCTCTTGAAGCGAACCCAAACTGTACCAGCATATTGCTGCGAATCAATTCCCCTGGCGGCGATCCGTTTGAAGCAACGGCCATTCTTAACTTGCTGCAATCGGCTGGTAAGCCTATCACTGTCATCATTGATGGCGTAGCTTGTTCCGCTGCGTCAATCCTTGCGATGTGCGGAAATGAAGTCCTCATGGGACAAGGCTCGATGATTATGATTCATAACGCCTCTACCATCTTCTATGGGAACAGTGACGAATTCATAAAAATGGCTGACACTCTCGCAAAGGTCTCATCTTCGATGGCTGACATCTACGTTAAAAAGACTGGCCTCAGTAAAGAAGAAGTCCAAACGATGATGGACGCGGAAACTTGGCTGTCTGTAGATGAGGCCATTGCAAAAGGGTTTGCCACTGGCACAACGAATGCGGCCAGCCCAGAGGTAAAGGCAATAACGTCCAGCTTCGATTTCAAGATGTACAAAAATGCGCCTAAGTTTGATTCTAAGACCGACGGCAAGGATAACGTCCAAGTTGAAGTTAATTTGACTGCCAAGACGGAAAGCTTGAATGTTCCCGCTGAGACTCCCGCGCCTACTCCAAGTCCAATTCCAATTCCGATGTCCAGCACGGAAAAGGCAAAACTAGAATTGGCGATTCTGTAAAAATAAATTCCGATAATCTCCTTCTCTAGAGTCTATATGTGTAGAGCAGGAAATATTCTCCGAAGCAATCCTTTGATTGTTTCAATATTTCCACTACTTCCCGCCCAGCTCAAGTCCCTCGACTTCCAAACGGGAGAAACAGCAGTAGAAGCACTCTAGAAATTCCATTCTCAGCTACTTCCACAAAGCAGCTAACTCCCGTTTCGAGGTCTCTCACATGCCTGACGTAAAAGAAATGCTTGCCAAGCGCGAAGCTTTGAAAGCGCAAGCACAGGAAATTATCAACTCCGCGCCGAATGGTTTAAGCGCCGAGCAGAATGACAAATTCAGCGCCATCAAAACCGATCTTCAGTCTGTAAATAACTGGCTGGACGCAAACCACGTAATGCAGGACTTCAACGCATTCAAGCCCTCTTATAACGTCCCCGGCTCTGTCAATCCTACTGAGAATGTATTCGCGTCGAAGGATTACGAGCAGGCATTCCGCGCCTACGCTGTTTCTGGCGGGCGTGACGTTCCCTCTCTTCTGAGATCAAATCAGTTCCACGCTACGAACCTGAGCGAAGGGACCGGCTCCGCTGGTGGATTCGTTCTGCCCACCACAGTGGAGCAGCAGATTACTCAGATTACGGCGGGTGACGTAGCAATGCGCCAGCTTGCTACTGTTGTGCCTACGACTCAAGACATTGCCTATCCCGTCGAATCTTCGATTGGCGCGGCTGGTCAAGTCGGTGAGACTTCTACTTACACTGTCAACGATCCTGCAATCGCGCTGAAAACTCTTGGCGCGTTCAAAGTTGCAAAGTCCATTGATGTGACGGAAGAACTCTTCAACGATTACGGCCAATTGATTCCTTGGCTGACCTCTAACCTGGGCCGTGCCTTTGCTGTGAAGGAAGATGCTCTCTTTGTGACTGGCGCTGGTTCTACGACTGCGCCGGAAGGCGTAGCAACGGCTGCCTTAGCAGGTTTCACACAGACTGCCGTTGGCGCGGCTGCAATCAACTTTACGAATGACCTGAATATGCTGGTGGCGTCCCTGCCTTCGGCCTATTTGAATGGCGCTTCATTCTTAATGAATCGCAGTGTCAAGGGTTATCTCCGTACTCTAGTCAATGGGAACGGAATCCCCTTCTGGCCTTACGATGACCCGATGCTCTTGGGATACCCGGTTGCTCTGTCAGATAACATGCCGGCCCTTGCGAATGATACGAAAGTCATTCTGTTTGGGAACTTCAAGCGCGGCGTCATCATCGGGGACCGTCAGCCCGGAACTGTAATCAAGATTGACCCGTACACTGGCACCAAGAGCGGGTTAATCACGATTGCCGGGAATCGGCGTGTTGACCAGCGCGTATTGCTTCCCGAAGCAGTGCGTTACCTTGAGACTGGTTCTGCCAGCTAATCAATAGGCTGACAAACCACAAAGAAAGGGGCCGTTGGGGAACTTCCATCGGCCCTTTATCTCATCCCTTCTTTTCTTCTCTTCCCACTTCTCATGCAAACAATCGTGACGCTCGCGGAAATGAAAGATTGGCTTAATCGTGCTGTTGACGATACGTCTTTTGACAGCAAGATCACATCGCTATTGCTTGCCGCGCATGAAAGAGCGCAGAACACTACCGGATTTCAGTTGATCTTTGCGGACTCTGACAATCTGCCGGACGTGCCAGAGCAGATCAAAATAGCTATCAAATTTCTCTGTGCAACGTGGTTTGAAAATCCCGTTGCTGATAGCAAAGAAGGGCAAGACGCAACTCAACTTGTCTGGGATAGGCTGCTCGCCCGGTACAGAGCGGTGCAATGCTAAATTCCCAGAATTACATTGTGAGCGTTCTGGACAGTGACGGAGTGACATCCATTCTCACTGGACTGAGAGCCAACGTTACAGACTTAAACGGTCGGGCGCTGCAATTGGCACAGATTCAGAGCGCCTTAACCACTCACCGTTTTAATGTCCCGTTTAATTCTGCAATCAACAATTCCAAGCAATTGTTTATCAGCTTCGATGGTGAATTGTTCGTTATTGATTACGTGATTGATCCTGGGAAGCCTTTTCGGAAGATGTATCTGGACGCGTACGCTCACCGCTCCAATGGCGGGATAGCTTAAATATGGCTAATACGGTTTCTTTCAAACTTTCTGGTCTGAAAGAAGTGCAAGAGGCTCTCTCTACAATGGGCCGCCGTCAAGCTGCAAACTTCCTAAAGAAAGCAGAGACCAAAGCGTCGAAGGTATTTCTGGACGCGATACAAGACACCGTTCCTCACGATACAGATTACCTCTCTGAGCACATGGTAGCGCAAGCGAAGTTAAAGGGAGATTCGCTGACCATGAGGATAGGACCCGATAAGTCCGCATTCTGGGGACTGTTTACAGAGATGGGAACAAAGAACGGCATCCGGCCTGTTCACTGGTTATTCAGAGCGTTCATGCAAGCGAAAGATGCAGCACTAGAAGAATTCGTAAAAGCTTGCCAACAGATGATTGCCGGGATGAAGAAATAACAATTGAATGGACACTCCCGAATCACTAGCGCAAAGCGTTATTGCCAATTCAGCGGTTAACGCGCTAATAAGTAATCGGCTCTATCCTAACGCCGCGCCTAAAGGTTTTCGCTATCCCGCTGTTGTCTACCATGCCTATCACACAGAGCAAGCCTACGACATGGCGGGGCCGATCAATACAGCAGATGTTTATATCCAGTTCGATATTTATGGTTCGTCATTCTCTTCAACATCTGCCGTCTCTGTGGCGCTGCAAAGCTTCTTAAACGCCTTCACGGGAACTCTGTCCAACAATGACGTAGTTACAGCATGTTTCCTAGAGAATGCGCTGGACATGCCTTACGTGCCTGATTCCCAGCCTTCGGGAATATCGTTTCACTCAATTTTGCAGTATCGAGTAGTTAGAAAGAGAAGTTAACGCAAGACAAATCCTCAACAAAAGGAAAGTAAAAGACAATGCCCCTTATTGGATTCGGCTCTAAACTTGAATTCGGCAATGGTGACGGACCGCCTGAGACGTTCACAGAACTGGCAGGCACGGAAGAAATTGACACTGGTTCAAGCGCCACTGACGCGGTAGAAAGTACCACGATGGGCGCGGCCTCACGTTTCCGTACCTATAACGGCGGCCTCTCGAAAGCGGGAGATGTCACGGTAAAAGGCTACTTTGACCCGACCGATGCTTCTCAGACATCGTTTATCGCCCTTCAAGACGGTGCCTTGCACAACTTCAAAATTCTTTATCCGGGCGGCGCTTCTACAGAGAGTTTCTCTGGCCTGTTAGTTTCGTTTGACGTGAATCGGCCTCTGGCTAAAAACTGCGAATTCACCGCGAAGATCACCATTTCCGGTGCTGTGACCCGCGCCTAGTCGAACATGTCTGACGTTACAGAGAAGCTGCTATTAGACATCATCCAAGAGCAGCGCAGTCAAGGTGAGCGTCTTTCTTCCATCGAATCTTGCGTAAAGTCCCTGGTTGGCAATGGTCAGCCGGGGATCATATCGAAGATTCAAGACGACGTTAGCTCTCTGCAAAAATGGCGTTATTACGTCATCGGCGCTGCCTGCGGATGTGGAACTGTGGTAGAGATCATCTGGCGGTTTCTCTTCTCCCAGCATTAAAAGCAAGCCCAGCAAGACCAGCATCAGCAAGACCTGAAAGAGAATATAAAATATGAATCCCTCCATCAGCCTCAAGTCTGAGGCGCTCCCCGTTGTATCCCTAAAATTAGACAATTCTGATTACACTCTGTCGCTTCCATTCACCAGCGTAATCGAAGCTGAAAAATCCACTGGCAAATCCCTGAAAACCCTCTTTGAATGGTGGAACGTTGAAACTCACTACTTGCCTGCGTTGGTCCGTGCTTCCCTTATCCAATTCCATGCCGATGTTGCCGATGAAGTGACAAACAAAATCTTCTCTTGCATCACTACGGAAGGTCTCTCTGAGATTCACGCTGCCCTTTGCAAGATGAATTTCCCAAAAGCGATGGCACAGCTTGAAGAGTTACACGGAAAGCAATCTCCCGTTTCACAAGAGAACACAAGCCCAAACGAATAAAGCGGGGAAAGGCGCTAGAAGATTCCCCGCAAACGTGGTTAGACATCTGGGCAATCTGTAGACATGACCACGGCATTACTTGGGCAGAGTTTGAAACTCTCACACTCGCCCAGCTTGAAGCTCTCGAATACCGCCGCTTTACAGAGATTCGCTACGCACGGTATGACGCTGCGTTAATCGCGTCAACCATTGTTAATTGCATGTGCGCTGGGGATAGGAAATACACTCCCAGCCATTTCGTTCCTGGCCTAGAGCCTGACCCTCTCGAAGAGGAAAAGGAACTCCAGATTGCCAGCATAAAGCGAAGTGTAGATACGGCAATGCTAATGCTTGGCAAGCAAGGAAAACTGACCCCGGAAACGATTGCAGAGAAACGCTCTGCCCTTATTGAGCAATTAACGAAAGACGGAATAGAAAACCCCGAAGAAATTTGGGACTCTCTGGGATACGGGAAATTAAAGAAGAATAAATAAATATGCCAGTCATTGTAGGAACGCTTCAAATTGACGTGGAGGCCAACACCGCTAGTTTCACCACGTCAATGGACAATCTGAAAAAAGGTCTGAAAGACGTGGGAGACGTATCAGACAAAACGTCAGAGGGGTTCGGCAGCGTTCGCACTCAGATTGGACTGCTGGATAACACGATGCGCGGCAACTTTGTGTACGCTCTTGCCGATGTTGTTCGCGCATTGCAAAACACTTCCCTTGTTGCCGCCGGATTGCCCATTGCTGCGATGGGAGCTGCGTTCGCTCTCGCTGGCGGCCTGATTTATGAAGTGTACGAAAAGCTGGAAAACTGGAATAAAGCTGCTATCGAGTCTCAGCAGAAGTCAGACTCTTTTACTCGCTCCCTGTTTCAGAATTCAGATGCCCTCAGAGTAACCAGTGACCAGCTACAGGTCACTTTAGACCTGTTAAAAGGCATTGATCCGTCGAAAGACCGGATGACTCAAATTCTGGACCAAGCGCGAGAGGCAGCAGATAAACTCTACACTTCCCTGTTGAAAGATATAGACGGTTTCACAAAGCTTCTGCAAGGTGAGGCCAATAATTCTTTTGCAGATTTCCTGTTAAACCGGGCCGGAAATAAAGACGTAATAGATGAAACTCTTCA